TAACGCGGAGGCACGCAGCGAGCCGTTATTCGTAGGCACGGACGGCGATTACTGGATATATTCGCTGTCCGTCAGCCTGCGGATCATTATTTAATTCGGAATTCGGAATTCTTAATTCGGAATTAAGGTGTCCCACTTCGTGGGACGTATTTAAATAACCGCCGCAGGCGGCACCGAAATTCCGAATTCTGCATTCATAATACCGAATTTTTCGACTGAAAGGAGAATTACTATGTCCCAGACATTACCCAAGGTCGCGGGTGTTGAGCTTAACCACGAGGTCAAGGTGTTCATCAACACCACGCCCACAGGTGACAGCGCGACCTATAAGTCCATGTGCAATGCGTTCAAGAACTGCGCGAACGCGCTGAACGAGAACGTGTATTCCGCGTCCTACCTCAGCGACGGCGGTTACAGCTCCAGCACAGTTACCGGATTCCAGCCTACTATAACGCTTCAGGGCGACTTCATGGCAAGCGACCCGGTGTGCGCTTATCTCGACAAGATTCAGTGGAGCCCCGGCGCGGCGCGTGTTACCGATATCAAGATGAACCGCAACGGGCAGATAGTCACCTGTCCGGTAACGCTGACCCAGATAGCTATTGCGGGCGGCGAATCCACCGCGCCAAACGCCGTGACTGTAGTTATGGCGATGAACGGCAAGCCCACCGTCGAGGACGGAAATCTGGACGACACCGGCGAGAAGAAGACAGGGCTTTAATGCTGAAAGGAGCAGAAAATGTACCAGATAAAGAGATCGGAGAAGATACGCGACGCGCTGGAGCTTTGCGGAGAGGACGGAAAGCCCGCCGCAAAGCTGGAGTTCGTCGTTGACATCGACGCTATCGCGGGGGAACTCCGCAGGAACCTCACCGACATCACGACCGCTGAGCAGGCGCTGAAAAAGGCGGCTTCCGATAAGGACTACGCCGAGGCTTACGAGCAGTACGGCAGGGCGGTGCGCGGGGTGTTCACCATCTGCTTTGGCAGGGAGAACGCGGAAACCATCTGCGAGTTCTTCGGGGGTAATTACGTTGAGATGTCCGTCGCGATAGTGCCGTATATCTACGACGTGATACTCCCCCGCGTGAACGAGTGCATAGCTCGCCGCCGCGAACAGCTCAAGGGAATCTACCGCAGGGGGAAGAAGCTCAGATGAAGCTGTAC